GCAGGATAACATCATTTGCAAGATACGCTTCATTTGCCAGCCATCCACCAATTCTAAAATATTTTAAGTAAAAGTGGGTTATGTCATATTCTTTGTCAGGATGTTGAAAGCTAACTTCTGCACCTGATTTTGTGTTAAGAATTGATAAGGGAATTAATGCTCCATCACTACCCAACATCAGAGGTCTAGGATTAGTAAAAGTAGTTTCCTCGGATATAGTTGACATCTGATTATACTCATCAATAACACTTATTTTTACCCTAATACTAGACCAGCCTTTACCCCAATACTGGTCATAATAAGTTTGGGCATTTTTTACTTTTGTGTTTACTGCGTATGTTTTACCATTCCAATTTATTGTTCCGGAAGAACTCTCTTTCAATATTCCCTCAAACAAAGTTTTAGAATTTTCAATATTATCTTCATATCTATAAGAACCTATTGTTTCAGCGGTAAAGTAGGATGCTGCCAAAGCGGTAGAAATATTTACTCCACCTACAACCACACTACTGGCATAATCATGACAAACTTGTATATAGTAAGTAAATCCTGTTGTTTTCGTTATTCCTAAACTGTTCCTGCTAGACAAGGTTTGCTGCCCTGTACCACTCCCGCTATAAGGCTTCCACCGAAACATAAAATCTTTACCATAGGCAACGCCTGCATTACCGCTTTTCCCCAACAACTCTATACTAAAATTATCCCAAGTAGGTTCTGGAATTGTTACTTCGAGTGACCATACCGTTGCTTCCCAATCATCAGATACATCATCCTCGTCGTTCAATCTCATAGATACGCCGATGGTTGACACACTTAAAATCTGTATGTAGTAGGTGGTAAAAGCCTCTATAGGCTGGATGTAAAATACGCCGGCGTTATCTTGGGATATTTTTTGATCGTAAGTATAATCCGCATCATCACCCCTCTTTACGTATACATCACTGTGTGCCCAAAAAGGCGAAGTGGGATTATCAAAAGTTACTTTTATCCGCCAATTTGTAGTGTAATTATCTATGTAACTTTCATCCTTAAGGACTACGTTTTTAACTTCCTCGGGAGGTTCATTTGCCGCTGGAAGATTTGTATCAGCATCATCAGGAGGGTCGGCATTGAGATATTTTAAATCAAATGCCTCTGGATAATATTCGGAAAACATGCCAACTATGGTAGCATCAGGCGCAATGGTATATCCCTCAACCCAAAACTTTTTGGCTGTAAATCCTGGGGTCTCGTGTGTTATTTTTACCACACTTCCTACCCTTGCAAGTAAAGCGGATTCCTTTACTTTTACCATTGCCGGGATAGATTGATTGCCCATGTTTCTTATAATCATTGCTATTCTTTGCGCACGTCTTTTGTCTCTTACCCCTTTTAACTCAACTTCCTTTATTATCTCAAACCGATTTTGATTGATAAAAGCATCATTGAGGAATTTCTTTGGAGGAAAAGTTACGTAATTTGTTTGCTCGTTTGCTTTTGGGTCTGTAAAAGCAACTCTTACAAAACTACATAATTGCTCAGTCCCCGGCAAAGAAAATTCCCAATCACCAATGATATTATCTTCATTCAACTCAAAAGTTTCAGCGACAGCAGGCTTCTTAATATGGATTCTCCATTTGCCACCTTCAAGGAATAATTTAGCAATCCCACAAACTACGATTTCCTCAAGGTTGTTTATTACTACCTGTGAAGTATCTATAATTCCATCAAATGTATATCTTGGCTGCTGTCCGTTTGTGATGGCGTATGTCCGCGGCTCCGAACCGGGGCAGGTGATTGGTGTCAAAACTCCTTTTGGTCTACTATCTGCGCCAGTATCCCCCAATAGAGAATCTGCGGATACATCAATATATTCCTCCGTCTCGTTATCGTCTATGGTGTACAAATATTTATAAGGATATGTGGCAGAATCTGTTTCATCATCCGTTGCCGTTTCCATTGCTGGCGTTCTATAGATTGCCCTCCATTTAATTGAGTTGTCCTCGGAAACGGGTATATCAAATATCCTAACTATTTTCTTTCCTTGTATCGGTTTTACCGCCTTACTTCTTGCGCCCCCCTGTGTGCAGCCATTTGCATTCCCATATATAATTTTATACCGATAATATTTATCCTTTGTTAAATCGCTTGAGTATGCAGTAAAAGTAACCGTTGGTTTCAGAGATGTGCCGGAGGGGGTTGCTGGGCCTGGCCCTGTATCCCAATAAAGATTTTGACTCGCAAGTGTAGTATTTTTTGCAAGGTCTAAATCCTCTAAATTATCAATGAAACTTAATTCCTGGTCATCATCTTCATGGTCATAGCTAATTTCCCTAACAAAATAATATGTATCTGTATTTGCGGTCGTTCTCCATATTTTTATCTTATCTATATATTCTTTATTTGCATCTGTAGGCGCAGGAATGATAACAGATACTCTTCCTCTTTTTGATGTAATAGTAACATTCCTTGAATCACTTGCCGCTGTTTGGTCTTCAACCGACCCGGCTCCATATCCATCATTCCAGCTCCACGAACTAAAATAAGTATATTTGTATTTATATACTGCATTATATTCTAAAGCGCATTTCATTTTTCGGAGCCTAGGCTTACACTTCGTTGGCAAATCATAAGGATCGCCAGCTATCACTTCATCACAATGATTTGCTTCTGCAATAAAAGAATCGTAGTCAATTCTATAGCTTTTTACTCTTGCCCCGTATCTGAGTTTTTTCAGCAAATCCAAACAAACTAATGCAAGATTATTCGAGTATGCGTCTGGTTCGGCGGGTGTCCTAGGGTCATAAAGCCTATTCCCTTTTACAAAAAAGGTTAATCGGGGAATACCGGCAGGAAATAAATCCTGATTAAATCTCAATGCTATTGCTGCCCCTGCGCAACCCCTTGCCCTCCTATCTTCTGTCCAGTCGGAAAATTTATCACCAATGAAAGAATAATGTTTTGCGTTATCGCTACCTCGGTTCATTTGGATTGTGCCTACATGGTCGGTATAATCATCATCTATTTCCCATCTTTTGTTTGCCTTATTGTAGGTTGCAATTGTTTCTCCGTCGGCTTTTATTTTTGTAATACCTTCAATAATACCGTGAGAGAAAACACCCGCAATATATAGCCAATCCCGGTTCTTTGGGTCGGTATTCATAAAAATTCGATTAAAGCCTATTTCTGATTTGCCATAAATCACAGGAAGATATGTTTCCGTTGCACTGCCATTTGCAAGCATATCTCGGTCTTCATTGCCAAAGGGGGATTTCTTTTTTGTGAGGTAATAAACCGCAGCAGATACGGCAGCAGATATAGCCATGGAAATGGCCATTCCTTTTACTACCCCTACTATCCAAACCCCTACTCCCACACCTGCCGGAGGCATTATGTATTTCTCCTTAAGACTATATATTCACAAGCTATTTCGGATATTTTTCTCAACTGAAATCCCTCTTTTCCATCAAAAATGGTAATCCTATCATTTATAACTATACAAGATGTGTGCATCTTAGGCGTTTTCAAAACAATTACATCTCCCGTATGAATTCTTTTTGTTATCTCAAAACCTATATCGATAAAGGATTGCGCCAAACTATAGAGTTTTTTATAAACCCTACATGCCTCTTTTTTTGATTTCCATTTATACGGAGGAACAAGAGTTTCGCCATATACAATAGACAATCCTTCAAAAGTAGAAAGCACGCAATCAAAAATGCCCCACTGAATTTTTCTACCTTTATACTCCTCGTACCATGCAATCAATTTCTTCTCAAAATTAAGTTGTTTCAAATGAATTCCTCTTTCAGGGGATTGATAATATCATAATATTTCTGTGTCGCTTTTGTAAAATCGCCTGCCTTTATATACGTCACGGCTTGTCTTATATCCTCATAGATTTTTTCATACATATCTGTCCGGCATTCTTCAATTTCTCTTACCAGCATATTTACAATGCTGTAATATTCCTCAATGATTTTCTTTCCTTCCGCTGTTTTTGCCAAATGGGTGTCCCTGAAATCCCTCAATATTTTTAGCTCTTCGCAATCATCAGGTAAGCCCTTATGCCTTAAACAAGCAGTCGCTAAAACACACATACCGCCCCCGGACGGCTTGTCAAACTTGCCCCAGGAAATGGCTGCTTCTGCCAAATCAGCGATGCTATCAAACCCCCCGTCATCGGGAAATATGCTTTGTAGAGAAGAAGGATTTGTTTGAATACCTCTTGCAATATCAAGCACGGATATTTCGTCTTGAATATCCGCCGATATTTCAACGGATTTATCTGTGTCTTCAACATCCTCCCCCTTTGTTTCCTTAACCTTAAAGCCGCCATTCATATATCCCCAAAACAAAAACAAAGGTTCGGATATGATATTCCCGCCGTCAAAATGCGCTCTGTAAAGTTTTGCTTCCCGGCCCACATAATGTTGTGCAAGTATGATCTGTATGATGCTTTGGTCTACGCCTGACAAAACTACTGTAGTCCCATTTGCCTTTAAATCACTTGTCTCGTCCACTTGCTCAAAATATAAATTCCCGCCAAATCCTGTCCATGTCCGAAGCAATAGCGTATCGTTTGCCGGTGAAGGAGAAATGGCAGGAGTAACAGGTATTGTTGCATTTCCGCTTGCATCAGAATCCACTAATTTTGTATAGACTCGAATCCTATCTACAAAGATGGTTGTATTCTCTGTAAGATTGCTCATTACCATTACACCTACACTTTTAATATTCGTAAGTACATCAGGATTATAAAATTCAGTATCTACCGTTGTCCATGTGTCGGCTTCTAAGTCCGGGAATGGGATATATTCAATACTATTTTTGCATACCTTTTTTGTGCTAAAGACAAGCATAAAATCCCCCGAGTTCAAGGCAACACTTGAACGGACAGAGAATTGTACGGATTCATAAGGAGAGATATCTTGTGCAGTATCTAAATCCCGATAACCGATTAGCCTATTCTTTTTTACCGAGGTAGATACCACCATTTTTACACTATTTCCGCTTACCGCCGGAGAACTAACATGAGAAAGAACAACCTCTGTTTTCGTTCGATTAAACTCCTGCCACCCGGATTCGCAATTATCGACACCAACCGTAGTGCTGGCTATATCACAAGTATATTCAACCCCGCTAACGAAAAAAGTATCTCCATGCCTAAATGCCTTTGCAGAAGGAGTCCAGCCATCTGTAACAAGTGACGAACCTGTTTGGCTGCCTCCATTTACTGCTGGAGTTCCTAAATCGGGATTCATCATTTTCATATTATGTATGGAAGTATTTAATAATACAGAGCCGCCGGAAAACTGAAATTCCATAAAATGCGCGATTGTGGAATTTTCGGCAGCAATTGCCGTGCGCATTGCAGAAGATAGTTTTCTGCGATTTGGCGTTTGTACAGGGTCTCCGGCAATGGCATCATAAGTTAATGCCGGAGACACTGTAATACTTAATATTTCTCCATTAGTATCGGAGGAATAATTTGAGGCAATTGTATATTCTACCGTTGTATTGTCAGTATGCTCTATTGCAATAGTTTCCCCAGACAACAAGGCATCTGTATAGGATACCGGCCAATCTACCGTATCTATAACAGTGTTTCCCGCTGCTACCGCAGTTTTTATGGAAGGTCTAAAAGACATTATGGAGCCTCTCTAAAAGATAAGGATAACCCGGAGTAAACATGCGCTTTCCCGGCAGATGGCATCTTGATTTGCCCTGACAATACCGCCCGGAAAGGGACGCCTGTATATGTGATCATTGCGTCATCCGCTATACCATTTCCCGTATAAAGGGGGGGGGAGATTTTGAGAGACGTGGCGCCTGTGGCGGTTTCCGTAATATCGTAAACAATATTGCTGCCAGCAATTTTTATAATATCCCCTGCTTTTAATGAGCCGGCAAAGGCTACCTGGCTGGATGTGCTGCTGCTAACTTGGATTGTACTTCCGGTTTGCTCGCCACTTGGCGCGTAAAAATACAGGTTTCCGCTTATCGTGCCCAAGGGGGTTTCTAAAGATGGATGAACAATTGTAAATATAGTTCTTTCCCGCCAGAACTTATTAATTTGCGCAATAAATGCCCTGTGGTTTTCATTATTATATTTTATCGGTGGATATCCTTCATCCCATACCCGCCCCACATTTTGTATATCCCGAAATTGTCCCTTTCCGGAATGCCCCCAGGACTCCAACCCTTTCGGAAATTGTGGAAAAGTTGCATAATTAGCGGTCATCGTTCTTACGAATGTAGTCATATTTTTACCTAGAAGCTAAACTTTTTTCAAAATTTCTATTTTTACGCTTTCCTTCTATGGTTAGTTCGTTAAGTGCGCCTCTGTTTCTTTTTAATAGTTTTACAAAAGAATCGGCATCGGTAGCCTCAATTTTGTAGTTATTATTTACCACCGTTGCCCCTTGCATACTCTGTGCCGAGGAAAAACCCACATTGCCGCCCCACGAAGTGCCCCCCATTGTGCCGACAGACGCAGGAGATGCAGCGCTGCCCGTACTGGTAGTACTCAACCCCCCCATACTGTTACCTATCGCGCTAAATATTGCATTTACCGCCATATTTGTTGCTATTTTTGCGACTGAATCAAGGATCGACATTGCCATATTTTCAAAAGCCTCACTAATAGTAGCCGTCCGCCTAACGATGGAAAAGGATGTATCTTTCATGTTCTGCTTAAAATCTTCCATGCCCGCCTGCGTCTCGCTTGCCCATGAATTTTGCTGCCTTGCATCCTCCTCGAAAAACAGCCTGACACCATCCATTGCATTGCCGCTGTGTCGTAGCCTTTCTGTATCCAGCTCCTTCATCCTTGCGTAATATGCCTCCCATGCAAGGCCCATATCGCCGGTAATGGTGATCTCTGCCTCGCGCTGTTTTTCCAGCAAATCTTTGCGAAAGTTGTAATACCCTTTTGCCTCAAAGCCCAAAGCATCGTACATAGATTCATAAGTTCGTGTTATTTCTGCCGCCGTTCTGATTTCCTGTTGCTTTCTTTTTTCGCTTTCCTTATCCAATTCAGCCTGTATCCGTGTCGCTTCTTTTGCCGCTTCTTCCTGTGCTATTTGGGCGTCCTGTAAGCCGCCGATATATCTGCCAAAGACCTCCTGTGTATCGCCAATGCCAAACATTTTTGATATGGAGTTCATGCTTTTTTGCAGGACAATTGCCTGTGATTCAAGCATTTCAAAATCACTAAGTATTTTGAGGCTAGGCTCTCTCTTGCCCGAAAGCATATCATCAATCGTTGCTTTCAATGCATGGTATCGCGGCAATAATTCATCCAGCTTCTTCTTTTGCTCCCCATATTGCTCCGTGAGATGTCCAAAGCGTGCAGCCGCGACACCCCTTTCTTTTATCCCCAATCCAAAAAAGAAATCCACAACATCATTCTTGGCATCTTTTACCGTTGTCTTAAACTGCCCAATTTTGTCGGCCAGGGAACCGAATCCCCCCCCGACTCTTTCGATGATCTCATCGCCAGCTTCGAAAGTTGCATTTAAAAAAGCCTGCCGTTTTTCGGCGTCGTTAAGTTCGGCCGTAGTTCTTCCCAGCGTTCCGGCCAGTCTCTTAAGGTGCCTATCGTAGTCAAGCTGCAAACCCAGGTTGCCAAGTATCATTTTCGATTGCCGAGCAACGCCCAGCGTGGTATCGCCGAAAGCCGCTTCTATCGTTTGCCCTGTAATCTTCGTAGATGCCCTCGCAACTTCCATAAGTTTTGTTATTGTTTTGGGATCAAGGCCAAGCATCATAGCCCTGCCAGTGCTGTCGATAGTATCTTGCAGGGATAACATCTCATTCGATGCCTTACGGACATCATTTATAATTTTTACCGCATTTGCCCCGATGGATGTCGATAAATTCCGAAATGCTGCCATGGCATCCATGCGCCGCGCACCGCTTTCAAAGGCTCCCCAGGCGCGCTGTACCGTGTAAATTGCCCCCGCAACGGATGCCAGCCCCGCCGTGAAAACAGCCGCGCCTTTTGCCAGTGTTTTAAAATCTATGCTGGCAAGTGTCCGATCAACATCCTTCACAAACTGAGATGTCTGTTTCTTGCCCTTTTTCAGCCCCTTTTCGTAGTTCGCAAGGTTTGCCGCGATGTCTACATATGCCGACCCTAGTTTTGTAGCCATATTTTACGCTCCCGGTATAGTTATGCCGTATCTGGTAGCAACAACATCTATGCTGTCCCTATTTATATCATCCGCAACATTGACGGCCTGTTCGCCGTTTGCCATCTTTTCGTATGTGTGTATATTTTCCATATAGCTCTCAAATTGGTATAGCGTCATATCGTTAATTTCTTTTACCGTGAATCCGTAATATTTGCTCATCAGGGCAAATGCCACTCCCCATGTTAATCCGTCACCGGATACGGCATCTGCCCTGCTGCGTTTTTTTGTCCTGCGCCTGCCAAATGCAATGCCTCATTGATCTCTTTATAATTAGTCTCATCGACCATGCCCGCAACTTCTTTAAAAATAAGATCGGGCGTTCTATGCCGCAACTGCAAATATAATTGGAAAAAGAATCCATCAATACTCGTTATCGCCGCATCTACCTCCGCTGTAGTTGTAGGCCTTTGCAAGAGGGCAATCTTTTCATCAAGCGAAACATCCGGGCTCGCTAGTTGAAATATTTTCAGCCTTTGCGCCTTTGTGTATACGCTTATCTCGCCATAATCCGCAATGGTAAGAGGGGATATTGTATACTCCTTACCCTTGATTTTTATTTTATCGCCAATCCCTGCAATTTTATCTATTTCGCCCATTCCCATACCTCCTCAATTCAATTGATTTATCTACCCTTCCGCCGTAAATTATACTATCTGATGTTATACACAATTTGCCTTTATATGCCAATATTAAGTTGTTTTTCTCTTGCCAAAAAAAACAGGCCAGCACATAATCGCTTTTCTTTGCAATCCAATATGTGCTGGCCTGTATTCGCCAATTACTTACCCTTGCTATGCCCCTATCGGCAACGGTCTCAAAGGATATTCGCCAGTCTAGGCATCCGCCCACCTGCTCATTGCCGATATAAAATACTCCAATCTCTCCATACATTACAGCAATGCCGTTTGCAATTCTCCTGTCCCCAAATAAGTATATTTATACAATACCAATCCCTTGGCCGATGTACTTGGTGATATCCCGGTGATAATAGCATTCCCAATCCAGCATTGCCCATTTGTGCCTGATTCACCCAGCGCGAGTTTTACCTCTGATCCAAAATCAAGGGGAGCGCCATCCTTTTTGCCGTCGAAACTCCCACTCCATCCCGTGGTCGTAGGGATATGTGCTTCCACTCCCGCATCGGCAAAATCAGTCGTTTCCTCCGTGTTCGCCGTGTAGTCAATCGACCATGCGTCTGTTCCGGCAATTTGTTTTAATGCGTGAACATCATCAACATCAAACGTGCCGTCTGCAAGATCCACTTGTTGTTTCAACCCGATAGAAATAACCGCTGTTAGGTTTGCGGGCGTGGCAAATCTTAATAATACCCTTGTCCATGTGTTTGCTACCATGGCAGGTACTTGCAAGTTTTCGAGAGGACTGGCACAGTTTGCCGTATCGTCCAGTAATATGCGCAAATCCCCGGCGGCAGTATTCACACTCGACCGTATCCACAATATTAAAGCATCGTATGTGGACAAATCCGCGCTGATTACCTCTGACATCAATATTGTAGTTACCCCTACTGTTGTAGTTGTTGCCCTGGCCGCATATGTTCCTACCTTGCCCGTAGTGGTAGAGAGAGCGACGCCGCCGACCACCTGCTCCGCCCATGTATCCTCGCCATCTTCCACCAACAGGCTGGTCGTGTAAACATTCCCATTCTTTCCGGCAATTTTAGCCATGTTTTTATTTCCTCTTGTATGATGCCCTGATTGTTACAGTGCCACCGTCAAGGCTTATCGCCTTAAAGTTGCGGCAATCTGATAATCCTGCAATGGTGGTGGCGGTATTCGTGCCAAAGATGTGTCCCTCGCTCGCAGTAGGCGTGCCGCTATCAGTGCGATACCGTGCCGCGCCGTTTTCAATGCTAAAATATCCCTCAAAGAAAATCCACTTGTCTAAAGTGGTATCCGTTGTGAGGGTAGATGTCCCCGTTTTTACGGTAGTGCTGCCAAAACTGAATGATTCATAAAGAAAGGTATCAAGCGCTATTTCGGCAGCGTTTGCGCCGGATGCTATACCTAAGATAAATAAGCCGATTAATGTAAATTTCTTTATCATGGTTTTTTACATTACGCCGTTGGAACGGTTAATGCCCCCGTGCCGAGAAAACTATATTTATATGTTGCCAGCCCTTTTGCCGATGTGCCTGCACTTATCCCCGTAATGATTGCCTGGCCAACCCATTTCTGCGTAGCCGTCTGGCTTTCTTTTAATACCAGGGCAATTTCTGCACCTATGGCGACCGGAGCCCCATCTTTCTTACCCTCGAAACTTCCGCTCCATCCGGTCGTTGTAGGGATATGCGCCTCAACGCCAGCATCGGCGAAGTCCGTTGTCTCTTCCGCGTTCGCCGTGTAATCAATCGACCATGTATCCATACCCGCCACGGTTGAACCCGCCACGGTAATTTCACCATTTTTTCCGCTAATTTTCAAGGATTTGCCCTCCTAAATGCTAAGTTTTTTCCGCATAAATTCTGTATGTTGCAATTACATTCCACAGGCTGTTCTTATCATCTAGCGCCGGCGATGCCTTTAGAAGTACATTGCTCTCCCTATCAATTTTTATA